ATGAAAATGCCTAAAGCGGTCAAGCGCGGTGAAAGCTACAGAATTAAAATAATGATTGCTGGAACAACATATTCAGCAACCAGAGACACCGTAAAAGAATGCGAGCAATGGGCTGCGCAAAAGATGCTTGAGGCAAAGGCAAATAAACTTTCTGAAGATCTGGGCGTAAAACAGCACTACCCATTCAAAACACTTTTTCATAAATATTATGATGAGCATGGGCGAAAGCTTCGCGGATCCAAATACGTCAAAGAACAATTAGCGCCGTTTGATGAAAAGTTTGGTGCCCTGGCAGATATGTCGATTCATGACATCACACCAAAGCATTTAACCGCCTGGCGTAATAAACGCTTAAAACAGGTTGGAGCAAATACCGTGCTTCGAGAGATTGCGCTGTACTCGTCAGTGTTTAGCTATGCAGTCAAAGAGCTTTTCTTGTTAGAAACTAATCCATGGATGGGCATTAAAAAGCCGGCTAAGCCTAAAGCGCGTAATCGCCGTATTCGTGATGAAGAAATTCAGCTCATTTTAGAGGGGTTGAATTATCGTGAAGGGCAGACACCGACACTACCAGAGCACTATGTTGCATGGGCCTTTCTATTTGCATTGGAAACAGCAATGCGCCGTGGTGAAATTCTCGGTATTACCATGTCAGAAATTTATGATCGCCATGTCCATTTGCCTAAAACTAAAAATGGCGATTCCCGTAATGTGCCATTGACTAAAAAGGCCTTGGCTCTATTAGATTTGATCGATCATGAGGGGGATAAGTTGATTCCTCAGTCTGAGAATGCTTTCCGATTAATGTGGGAACGCCGTAAGGAAAAAGTAGGATTAGCTGATATTCATTTTCATGATACACGCCATGAAGCAATCACTCGGTTTGTGAATAACCAGAAATTACCGGTAGAAGTTCTGGCCAAAGTGACAGGGCATAAAAATATTAAGGTGTTGGTGAATACTTACTACAACCCGGATGTGGAAGATATTGCTGATATGATGGATGCGTAATAATAGATAGAAGTGTGGAACATTTATGTTTCACAGTATTGCTTATTTGCGGTATATGCTATTAAATAAGTGAACGGAAAGGTAAGAACAGCTCTTACCTTTTGCTGTCTTTGAAATATGGAATTTAAAAATGAACACCATCACTGATTTTCGACAATGTTAAGTCTTAGTTTACTTTCTCTAAGTTCTGTTGATTTAAGTGTGTTATGTGAGGTGGATTATGAATAACAAAAAATATACTGCTCTTGATATAGCAAATTTAATTATTACTTATGCAAATCAAATCCCTGGTCGTAAAAGCAGCCTGACTCCTATTAAGCTACAAAAGATACTCTATTACGTATATGTTGAATGCTTAAAACAAGGGGTTAAGTTATTTGATACGCCTATCGAAAAATGGAAATTTGGTCCAGTTGTAAGCTCTGTTTATCATAATTTTAAAACTTATGGTGTGCATCATATTGATGGGCCTTCTTCTAGTTACGTTTTTGATGACAATGAAGATGGATTATATTTTGAGGAAATTCCTTTTTCATCTGATGATATCGAACTTGATTCAAATATGAAGGATATTATTAGAAAGAAAGTTGAGGAATTAATTGATATAAATCCTTTTGAGCTTGTAGAAAAAACTCATCGAGAAGACCCATGGAAGAAATTTGAGCCACAGATCCTAAAAGGAGAACGTGGATTAATTTACTCTGATGATGAGCTTATAGCTTGGTTCTCTAATGAGGAAGAGAAATAAGCTAAATGATCAATGGAACCGAACTTCTTAGACGTTTTTTAAAAAATATTATTGAAACCCCTGCCGATGAAGCTCACATTGAAGACCTAATCAAAGTGTTTGTAGGGGTTTTACATTTTTATAAATGCCTACAAGGACATCCGGTTCCATATCATGATATTTCTGATTTTATCTTTAATTATAAGACAAAAATTAGAGTTGATGATTTAGAAATATTAATGCAGGCAATTGAATTAAAACTAGAAAACGAGACTGAAGAAATTAAAAAATGTTTTAGAAAATTTAGACGAAATATCTCGCTTGCGGTAACCCAAAAAAATTACATTCAAAGAGTTGCTAATGATGCCTTAAAAACAGCAGAAGTTGCTGCAGAGGTTGCTAACAAAGCTTCAAATATATCTGGTAAAGCTAATGAAACTCTAGAGAGTGCAAAGAGATCTGCTCAAAGAGCAGAAGATGTGGCAAGTAACGCTCAGAGACTTGCTAATGAAGCTAATGTCCAAATTGAAGAAACCAAAAAAGCTTCTGAAAACATGATGGTCAACTATGTGACTATTTTGGGTATTTTTGCATCTATTATTATCACGGTGTTTGGAGGCATTAATCTCACAAACGCTACTGTAAAATTACTTGAGTCAGAGCATGACCTGCCAATGATGGTATTTGTCATTAGTTTCTTAATGATTGGCTTCATTAGTATTTTAATTATACTTATTACATGGATCAGCTCCCTAAGAGAGCATACTGAATATAGAAGTGCTGTTAAATGGTGGATTCTAGGTAGTTTTGGCTTACTTTCTATTTGTAGTGGAATATATCTCAATCACAAAATTAAAGTAAATAATGAGTGTCAGATCGGTTATTACACCTGCATTCATTTAGATGCCCTTAAGGCAGGGCCGTATGATAGAAGTTCAGATAAGGATAGTAGCGAATAAAATTAAAGCCCCAATGGGGCTTAGTTATTAATATCAATTTTTCCTCGCACGCCCACGTTTGGCCACAGGCTTTGCAGTCAAAATCAAATTTGCTTGCTCTGGATCGTAAAGGCATTTACCGCGCGTACCTTTGTTGATCTCTGCACAGCGATCACGAACAGCATCTACACTTATACCGTAGTATTGAGCCAGTTCAGCAGCTGATACCAGTTTTGGGCTTACATCCTTGATCGATACGATCTTTGCACCGCCAACTTCAGAGCCTACGAATAATTGAGGTGCTTCACCTTGCACAGTGATTTGAAAAATTCCCATTTAAGATACCTCCTTTAAACTTTGAACCACTCCAAACCGGTCATGCTTCGTGATAAAGATCGAAAGCATGTGATCAATTGCATCAGCATTACTGTTATCAACTAGAATATTAGTGATTCCAGATTTGTGAGATATGGATAGTCGCAAATCACCCTGATATCCTTCTGCTGCCAAAAAGAAAACATCAGCTTGTTGTCGGTCTAGAACCAAATTGAAAGGCTTATCTTTGTGCAGCTCGTCAATGATGTACGTTGCTACGGCAATATTTTTTTGTTGAATTTCAGTCATTGGCTGGCTCCATCTCCAAGTGCAACATACCAATGCACGCGCACCAAGTAGTCCACTGGTAGTTAATGCTCTCAACACCATCTCCGGTGTATAGCTTTTTATCTTCATCAAAGCCAAAAAGTTTTGCTTTTGGGTGCATGGCTTCAAAATCACCACGTCTTAAATCAATATTCTGAATATCCATCACGCCACCTCATAGAAGCGCTTGGCTTCTTCAAAATTTGATGTGGTAAGTGGTGATGAGCCTTTTTTGTAGCATTTAACAATCTCACCATATTCAAAAACTTTGCATGCTGTTGGCAGGTCAAAGCACTGATACATCGGCTCTTTAAACCAATCTTCCGTATAAAACATTTGTTCCTGATGTTCTTCAGCTGTGCCTTCCCATTCTTGAACCTGAAAGTATTCATCAAATGATTCGATCATGAATTCATTGCCTTCAGCTTTAGTCATAGCTCTGTAGCGAGCCAAAGCACGTTCAGCAATTTCTTTTGATGCAGCAGGTGACTGCTCATGAGGACTATCATCTTCAGGACAGATGCCTACGCACCACAATTTATTCTTTTCCATCCCGCCACCTTCTTTAATTTTCATGCTGCCACCAATTTTTCATAAAATGATTCAATGGTTTCGCTTTCAAAGACAAAATGCTCAAACTCAGCACTATCGATCATTTGAACTTGAATACCGCGAGTCTCCTTAACTGGATCGCCAAAGGGCAGGTCGCCATCATTCATATATCCAACCGTTACACTGTTCTCAGTAACAGTTTTAATTTGCTCAACATTCAAAATTTTGTTTTCAACTTTTAGGAACTTCATATTGATTCCATTTATTTAGGTGAATACTTTTTGGATTTTTGGAAGTCTTCATATTCCCGAGACCCAAAGAAACCCACTTTTTCTAGAGCAGAGTTACGCACTCGTCTTCTGTTTGCCGTTCTGGTTCGTTCCAAATTTTCAGTTAGCCATTTGGGTGCCAGAGCCTTATCAACTTTTTTTAGACTTCCATTTGACTCAATATGGTAAATATCGATATTTCGGAAGTAGTCAGATATAAAAGTATTTCCCTTAACCTTAAGGGCGTAAAAACGGCATGGATTGTTTCCTACTCGATAGATTTCCAAACCTTGCTCATTACGAATGAAATCTGAAAAATAACGAGTATCCATTACAGGGATTGGCATCTTGATAACAGGTAAATCCAAAGCCATAAACTTGAGAAAACCTGTATATAAATCAGAAAAGCTAATCTGTGCTTTCTGATTTAAGGGTGTCCAATCATCTGATCCTTCCTCACACCAATAAACATCCCGACCATCACTTAAAGCGCTAAAGATTTGATCAGGCGAGTCGAGATTCATATTTGCTCCCTTAAGATTAAATAAATTGAGAATTACTCCAGTAAGACTTGGTTAAGTGAAATTGCCGCACCACATCCACAGAATTGAGCGTAAGTGTTCATTTTTTTCGCTCCTTATAGATCACCACCTTGTCACCTTCGATGGAGCCAAAATCAAAACCGTGTCGAGAGGCAAAGCAATCCAACACCTCTTGAAGGTCGTAATAGCTTTTCTCAGGCATAACATTCCTTGCCGGGTTCCATGGGTTCTTTCTAGACGATCGACGGGAGATATTTGGTGTTAAATCGAATTCCGGAGAAGTGTTTACCTCAGTAACATTACTTCTCGGCATTTCAATTACACGCTCTGGCTCTAGACCTAACGCTTCTTCCAGAACCGTTTTATTGCGTCTATCTCTTGGGTTACTCACTTCACACCCCCTACAATCGCAGCATTAATCTTTTCAATCTCATAACGATCAACATAGGCATTAATCGTCTTGTCAAAATGCACCACATTTAGAATGTCCAAGAACTCGACTGAGGCATCATCTAACGCATACTCGACATAGATGCTGTAATCATTAGCTTTGACAGTAGCGACACAGGTTTCATGGCAAGTACGTTTAAGCACTTCATATTTTTGAGCGGTGATAACCACTTGAGGATTATCATCAGCGACTTTGGCAGGCTGGAAAGCGTAAGCTACTGCTATCCCCGCGCTGATAGATACTGCAATGAATGCAGACTTGAGAATATTGGATTTAGTTGTCATACTTATCTCACTCACAGGTAGTATGTGGGTCACGCTCCAGGTAGTTGTCGTAGGCTACGCTGGGGCTTTTCTTTGTTTGTGAGATTTAGTTTACCAAAGGAAACTTTATAGTCAAGAGAAAAGTTTATTAAAAGAAACTTTTTATTCTTTATGGAAACTTTTATGCTTTAATAGACAAAAGAAAACCCACCGCTGGGGTGGGTTGTTTGGAGTTTGTTATGGATAAGAGCAAGGCTATCTCAGCCATTGAATCAGCAATATCAAAACTTGAGTCAGTGAAACTCAAATCCTTTATTTTAGAGTGGTCTGAAAACTATCAAAAAGTGGGTCGAATAAATCCAGATGAGGAAATTAAACAACTAAAAGATGCTCTAGCATGGCTCAATTCTAGTTCTTAATCATCTCTATTTGGTTGTTGTAGTTTGGGTAAATACTTTTGGCGAAATAATATTCCCATCCATACTCGCAAGAATTCATTTCTCGGTAAACTTGCTCTGAAACATCATAAATCGTCAATTTCATGCCATTTTCAAAGTCTATTTCAAGGCGACATTTGTGCTCAGGGCTTTCACCAAGATACCCAACATTAATAATCTTAGACTTATACTTTTCAGGCATATCATCTCTAAACTTCACTATTTTCTCCACCCGATCCAAGAGCCGCTCGGGTATGCGGCATTTGTTTTTTGATTTAATTTTATGTATTTTAAATATAGGTGAGGGGGTGCTTATCACACCCCCTCGGGTTTATGCAAACCAAGTCAGGAATGCGAGTACCGCATAAAGATTTATCTTTACTGATACTCTCAAGCCCTTCTTGGTCCGCAACGTCAATGAAAACATGGCATGTACCTTGTAATTCACTGGCGGGCGCCCACCAATATTTATATTGGTGCGTGTATTTATATAGCGCCATGCCGGGCGCTTGCCCTGAAGGTGTGGCCACACCGGAGGGGCGTTTCAGCTCATTTATGACATTAGGCCTCGCCTCACTCCCAGAGTGTTCACGTCACAAAATCACCTTTAGCGGATTACTAGCCCGCAATTCAGGATTAGTCGTCCTGAATATCCAAGCCGCATATAGCGGCTTTTATTATTTTCTAAATTCCCTGTGATGCTGCACAACCACACCAATAATTGAAATAGGATGCTTTTGTGAGTTATGAATAGGGAAGTCTGGATTTAACGGAACTAATTCAAACACTTCACGGCCATGCTCATCAAAGCCCACAACCCTGTATTTTTTGAAAGTAACTTCATAATCACCATTTTGAGCTACCACATAATCACCAGGCTGAGGAACGATTGACGCATCAATCACAATATCATCACCTGGCTGAAAGTCTGGATACATGCTCATACCTTCGACTGTCACACTAAAAATAGTGCTTGGGTCTTTATTCTCATATGTGGTGAGGGTATATCCCTTTGGCTCACCGCCATCATATGCGACTTCTCGCCACAATCCTGCCTGAACAAAATCCAACACTGGAATCCTTGTAAGTTTTTTTCCGTTAAATCTGACGTTATTAAAGCCTTTATCGTCTTCTTCTTTTGCAGGGCCACCAAGATTCTTAAGACCCTCACCATCCAAAATCCATTCAGGTGATGTTTTTAGGGCTTTTGCAAGAGATGTGATGCTTTTTCCACTAGGGACATTCACACCCGAGATCCATTTGGAGACCGTGCCTTTACTAAGGCCTGTAGCCTCAATCAGATCAACTTGCTGAAGGTTAAGCTCCTTCATTCTCATCAAGATACGTTCAGAAACGCTGCTCATTGCAAAAATACCCATAACTATTGTTTCCAATGGTAAACACTATTATTGACCTAAAAAGAAACTTATGGTTTACTTAGGGAAACTAAAAGTTTATCAAGGTAAACATTATGACTGTCGATGACGTAAAGGAGCATTACAAAGCTGAAACTGATGCAGACCTAGCGCGAATTTTAAAAAAAACTCGCGGAGCAATTAGTAAATGGCGCTCATATGGAATTCCAGCTTCAACCCAAGCAATTCTCCAGATTCAAAGTAAAGGCAAGTTAAAGGCAAATTTAGAAGCCTTAATTGCTTAAACCAATTATCAACAACTTAGCGTTTTTAATAAACGTGAAAGTAAACAAGGTGTTCACATGGATATATCGAAAGAGACCAAAACTGCATTGCACAAGATGGTGCACCAGTCGAACGGCATTACTCCAAAAGAGATAGCTGATCTTGTTGGTGTGTCTCATAACACGATTTTGAACTATGCCAATCCAAACATGGAAAACCATTTGCCGAGCCTGAAAGCATTTGAAGCAATGCTGACCTATACGCAAAACCCAGCCCCATTAAAAGTATGGGCACACAAATTAGGTTTTGTATTGGTTCCAGTAGATCAAGCTCAAGGCAAGGATCATGAACTAGGTGTTCTTGAATCGCTTCTTGGCATGAATGTTGGCAATGGTGCAGCAAACAAGCAGGTTTTATCTGCTCTGGAAGATGGTGTGGTGACACCTGCTGAAATGGATGAGACAGATCGCATTCTGGAAGAAATTGAACAGAAAATTCAATCTTTGCGAAAGGCCATGAAAGGCGAGTGTGCAAAGTATTTATCAGCTCTACAACGAGAAAAAGCCTGAGGTTAGAACTCAGGCTTTTTCGGTGTTCAAATCATCGGAGACTTAAACTATGAACATGTTAACACAAGGAAATTTTAACACAAACGAAGTAACAATGTCATCACTTGAGATTGTTGACTTTATTAACGAATACCGCGCTAAAAACGAAAGCAATCCAGTGCAACTTCGCCATGACCACTTTATGGCAAAAGTACCGAAGGTTTTAGGTGAGAATGCTGCCCCAAATTTTCGGGGCACCTATATAGCCAAAGACAAATCAGAGCGACCTTGCTACCACTTCCCAAAACGCGAAGCCTGCTTGATGGCTATGTCATATAGCTATGAGCTACAAGCTCAAGTGTTTGACCGCATGACCGCGATGGAAGAGGCACTTAAGGCTAAAAATAGTTTCGACATCACCAACCCAGCACACCTGCTTCAAGCAATCGAAGTACAAGCCAAACTTAATATTGAGCTTACTCAAAAAGTAGCAGTACTGGAACCAAAAGCCAAAGGTCTAGATCGCATTGCTGACTGCACCAATGTACTTGGCATCCGCGAATCTGCAAAGGTTCTCAAGGTTGGTCAAAACCAGTTGGTTCAATACCTAATTGACCACAAGGTGGTATACCGCGACCAGCACGGAAAAATTCAGGCTTATCAAAAATCTGTTGATCAAAAGCTTATTCATGTTGTGACCTCTGCACCTCGCTTATTTGAGTCGGGTGAAAAGGTATTCACACAGGTAAAACTTACTCAAAAATTAATTACTCGCATTGCGAAGTGGTTGGAGCAGGGGGTAGCAGCATGACAGCCCTAAAAAAACATGAGGACAATATTGTCCAATTCTCCAAAGGTAAAAAAATGGCTGACAAGTTTGAAAAAGGCTATGTCATGTCCAGTCGGTTATACCGATATGAGGTGCGGCCTTTTTTAAGTGATGCAGCAAAAAATGTCTATGCAGAACTTGAGGATCGTATTAACGGCTTTAAGGACAAGATAACCGACCATGTGAGCTATTCACAGTTGCAAGGCGGAAAGCTCGAAGGCTCTAAAAAATTAAGCACCAAAACTGTTAGTAATGGCCTTAAAGAGCTTCTCAAGTTGGGCGTGATTTCCATTGTTAGTGAGAACAGCCGCAAGGGTAATGAGTACCAGATTAATGAGGTTTCACTGGTCGAGCACTTCACTAAAGAAAGTACCACTTTACCTAGTAAAGCGCTTCCCTTAGTAAAGGGCAGTACTTTACCTAGTAAAGCGATAAGCACTTTACCTAGTAAAGACACAATAGAACTAACTTATAGAACTCTATCTATAGAACTATTAATTAAGTCGCTTCGCTCTAAAAAACCTTTGGAGGCTAACTTTTATAATTTCCCTTTCTTTGTAAAACAGCAAAAAGCAAAAGCCGAAGCTGAACGCAAAGACAAGGCTCGCAAATTATCTTATGACGAAGTGATCAAATTAACTTCAGAAAGATTTTCACTTCTCTGTGATTTCTCTCTTTGGGAACAATACGTTTCTAGTCGCTCTCAAACAGCAAAAACCAAGCTGACCAAAAATGCCCTAAATGCGATTTACAAGGATTTCCAGAAATGGGGATTTGATGGCAGCAATGAGTCTTTGAAAACTTCAATCACTGGCAACTATCAAGGTTTGTTTGCACCAAAGCAGCAATTTACACCTGGACAACAAAACCCAAAACCATCTCGCTGGGATGAAATCCAACAGTTGATCGCAAAAGAGGAGCAGGGCAATGACAGCTATGGTTACTAATCAACAAACTGCGGTTCAGCCAATCAAGACAGGTCAACTGGTTGGAATCTTCAAAGCAATTGCACCGCGCTCTTTTGAAAAAACATTTGAAGGTATGCCGATTGAAGCAATCAGCCATGCAATGAAAATCTGCATTGAAGGGCTTTCCAGAGAGGAGATTGATCTTGGCCTTCGCATGGTTCGTGATAACGGCTTTTGTCCAGATCCAGCCATGTTCCGCAAATGGTGTCTTGGGATTACAGGTTTCGGTACTGAGCAACAGCGTTTTGTCGATTCATTCAAAGGGAAGCATGCAGCACTGGGCAATATCGTGAAATGGCTTGGTGATAACAACCATGCAATCACAAATGCCGAAAAAGAAGCGTATGACCGCTGTTATGAAATGTTTGCTGAGATCCAGTGGGCAAAGAACGCTGATAGAGCCTCTTATTTAGCGTATGAGGCGTTTAAAGATAACTATGTGGACGTAGTTAAGGAATATGCCGAACAAGGGCAACAGCAAGCAATCTGGGTTAAACCGGTCGCTATTGAGAAAAAGATGGTAGTTGATCTTGGTGATTGGGGTCATGGGCCTGCACCAGTGCTTGGCAAGCCACTTCAAGGTGATGAGCTTAAAAAGTACCTAGAGGAAGCCAAGCGGAAAATTAAAGGTTTTAAGGAAAGCGCAGGGGGTGGGGTGTGAGTGTCGAAGTCCAAGTGACGGCAATTGACCGTCAAGCGCGAACAGTAACCGTAGAGGCCTATCAAGATGCAAGACGCATCTTCAAAAGCCCAATGCCATACAAAACTGAAACCAGAGCAAGCATTGAATCGTCTTTGAGAAAAGAACTTAAAAATTTTAATCGCCCGTCATGGGGTGGAATGAACATCGTATTCATGTGCCGTATTGGAGATGTGAAATGAAAAATATTCGAGATCAAAAAACAATGGATTGGTGCGAAGAACTGGAAGGTCTTGCATATGCACCAGTGATTAATCACGGCACTGTTTACGCATACAACAAACACAAATGCCGCTGCGAGTTTTGCAAGGAAGCTAAGGCGATTAGTAATCAGCGTGCTGCTCTTAAGGCAAAAGTTAAGCAGGTGGCGGCATGAATACAACAATTGAAGATGTACTTGCGTTTATTGCCTCAGCCTCACCATCCAACCTGAGCGCTATAGCAGAGGAAATGCAAGAGCAAGGGTATGAATTTGAATGCCTTGAATGCGAAACGCATGAGTGTGAAGAACATCAATGCAATCACGATGAAGAAATGCAAGAGGTCCGTGATGACTTCATCAAAGAGCTTGTGAGTCGTGGCAATCAGTTTGGGCTAAGCGACATGCTGGAAGAATTTAAGCGTGAGGCTGATCGTATCGGTGCTCGTTTGGATGCGAGAGGTGCAGCATGAACGAAAGAAAGTATCAGCACAACAAGGCAGCCTCATTAAATCGTGGCATTGACGTTTTACTTGTTATTAAAAACACACCAATCGCCACAACCAAGGAAATCAAAGATCAAGCGCTGCCATACATGACGATTAGATCGGTACAGCGCTACTTAAAAACCTTGGTGCAAGTCGGTCTTATTGGATTTGTTGGGGGTGGTAATGACGAATATCGCTATTTCCTCACACCCAAAGCCAAACAGCTATTCGGGGGTGCGCCATGTTAGACACCAAAGAGCAAATCAGAACAGCACTGATTGAAATTGCTGAATCATTGGGTCGACCACATTACGAGCCACTGACTGTCAGAGAGGTTTTGGCGAGTTTTGATAACAACACGGATCACCCACTGAAAGCAGCAGTATTAAGAAAAATACCTTTCCTTGGGCGCAAGAGTTCAATCGAGGTTGTGGTGCCAAACATAAGGCCTAAGAAACCAACTCGGAAGGCATCACCAGTTGAGGTGAAGAAAGAAATTTTGAAACTGGCACAGCATGGAACTATTACAAAATTCAGAAGCGGTTGTGACTGCAAGGAGTGCATGGAATGGGCGTGAACTTAATCGAGAAAACAGAATTAAAGGAATGTGACCATGATTGGGAAAATATTTCCACAGTTGAGAGTGTTGAGCGCCAGTTGATCTGTACCTATTGCTCAGAACGGAAAACAGAGCCTTTTGATGTGAATGTAAAGCGGTGGTCGGATGAGGAAACTGACCATTGTAGTGATATCAAGAACCACATTAGCCCAAATACGAAGGTGATTGAGCATGAGTGATTTTGAAAAGTGGTTTAAATCCTTAAATAAAAATGGCCGAGTTACTTATTTTCTTGGCCAAGAGGGCAGGATTTCAGAAGAAGCATGGAACCACCAACAAGCCATCATCGACGAGCACACCGAAGTCATCAAGATTCAAGACGCTGATTTGCGAAAGTATGAGAAGCAGATTGAGAGTTTGAAAGCCCAGCTCAACAACATGGAGGCTTGTTATATCGAGAAGAAGAAGGAGGTTGAGGACCAGCAGAAGCGGATTGATGATGTAGAAGCTGAGTGCAAGGACTGGCACAGGTCATCAGGGTCAGGATTAGCAGTTAGGATTTTAGAGGTGCTGCGAGGTGACAATGCGTAGAGCCGCAAAGGTTGATGCAAATCAGGCTGAAATTGTTAAAGCGTTACGTCAGGTTGGGGCAAGTGTTCAATCACTTGCTTCAACTGGCAAAGGTTGTCCAGATCTACTGGTAGGTATTCGGGGATTAAATTTCTTGATTGAAGTGAAGGATGGGGCAAAACCTAAATCAGATAGAAAACTCACACCAGACCAAGTGGTATGGCATCAGACATGGCAAGGCCGTGTTTATGTGGTTGAGAGTGTGGAACAGGCATTAGAAGTAATTAGGGTTTAAGAGGGAATAGGGATGAATGCGGTGGTTAAGGCAGAAGTGATGAATTGGGATCGTTTTAGTATTGAAGATTGGCTTAAGCAGTATGGGGCATACATCCAGATTTCTCGTATGAAGTCGGGTAATGAGCCAGACTCACTTGGGGTAAATCAGATTTACTGGCTGATTCTTGAAAATAACAAAGGGGTGGCACCGCGCAAGGATCAGGTCATTTGCCAGATTAATGATTTTGAGGCTGAGCAGGTGCGGAAGTTGATTGTTGATTTCAATAAGTCGAGTTCGGTTTGTGAGTCCGGTAAGCGTGCGGTTCAATTATTTGTAGAGCGCAATGTGCGCGGATTGTCTGACCGTAGAATGGAGGAAGAATTCAAATTGGGTCGGAATGTTCTGCGAAATATGATTTATGCAGGTAAGTTTTACCTGGCTGGACACGATAAGCGATTAAGAATCGAATAGTATTTGACTGGCATGCCACGATATGGCATATTTCAGGTATAGTGCGCTTGAGTAGTCGGGTACACTAGCGATTAAAGCTCATCGAAAGGTGGGCTTTTTGCATTATGGCGGTTTTATTAATTTCTAGTGGTTTTTAAATTAATACCGCCTCCCTGCGCCATTAGCTCAACTGGAAAGAGCATGGGTTTTCTATACCAATGGTTGTGGGTTCGAATCCTACATGGCGTGCCAGATTCTAAAAACGAGAAGCAAAATAGTTTGTCTCTCGAAAACAATTAAAAAGGAGAATCAAATGCTCCAATTTCTAAAACGATTATTCTGCTTTCATCACTATGATTATGAGTCAGATATTTTTATCCAGATCGAATGTCGTAAGTGTGGAAAGCGTCGAGACAATTACACGAATTAGCCGAACGTATTACGGCAAACAAAGCCCCTCGCATTCTAGATGTTGAGGGGTTTTTCTTTTCTTATTGGTGGTGAATATGCGAATGAGTCGAATGAGTTTAGGAATGGCTTTAGCATCCATGGGGATGATGGTGGTTGGTGATGGGATGCATCGAGCTACCGATAGTTTGGGTGCATTATCGCGGGCTATGCGTTTGACTCAACCAGCAAAACATAAATCAAAGCCTAACCGTGTAAGTCAGGCAAAGAGACGTAAATATAAGCGTCAAGGTCGGTGAATATGGACATAGTATCTGCACAAAGGGAATTAAAAGAACATTGCGACCAGATTGATATTTTACTCAGCCTTTCACGCAGCATGATGACTGCTAAAGAGATGGTGGATATTGATGAAAAGCTTAAACGCCACCGAGAGCGGGCAAGAAACATCAGAATCAATCTCTATGAAGCGCAACCCCAAAAGACTCGCAGCAATCAGAAAGCTGTCATGCATTCGGTGCGGTAATCCACATAGTCAGGCAGCTCATTCAAATTCAAGCCGTGACGGCAAAGGCAGGGGAATCAAGGCCGATGACAGCAAAACCGTTTGCCTGTGCCATTCCTGTCATTTCCAGTTCGATACCTTTCAATTGGGTAATCGGGCAGAGAGTGAAGCAATGTTTGATCAGTGGTTGGTGAGAGTGAATCGGATGTTGGTGATGGAAGATAGAGAGGTGTTTTGATGAATCAAGCTACGTTTTCACCAGTATTTGCATCAATGTATTGCGGGCTATGCGACATCGCCAGAAATAACGGCTATGCACTAACAGTCCATGGCACCATGAATCTTGATTTTGATTTAGTCGCTATTCCGTGGACAGACCAAGCAATTGAACCGGAAGAATTAATAAAATTAATAGCTGATCGCTGCAACTTACTAACTGGTCAAGAGTTTGGTACAGGGATATACAAGCAAGATGCAGAGATCAAGCCTCATGGTCGATTGGCTTGGTTAATTATAGTTGGTAGTGGTGCTGCTTTAGATATCAGTGTTATGCCTAAGCTAAGTAATTGAAAATATTATCGTACGAAGTTTCAGGAGAAGGAAATGGAAAACCAACATCAAAAAATCAAAGGCTACCGTGACTTATCCCAAGCTGAAATTGATCTTATGAATGAGATCAAGGCGATTGGCCCACAGGTTCAAGCTGTAATTGAGAAAGTGCAAAAACACATATCAACACAGCGATACAACTGTAAATGTGATGCGGGTCAAGCATTGGTAAACGGGGAAGAGTGGGAGCGACTGGAGGCAGCTACTCCAGAGCGATTTGCCGCCATGGCTAAGACAGACTTTCAGACTGGTCTAATGTATCTGGTTCGTGCTGTAGCTCAACCAACCAGTTTTTAAATAGGAATGGAGATAGGAAATGCAAAAAGCCGTGTTTCCTATCCAGAGTCATGTCGACATCACCAAAGCCATTAACTTCATGCATACCAATTACAATCAGGCGATTAATGAGGGTAAGCCGTTAAGGGTGGTGATTGATCAGAAGCAGGATGATAGATCGACAGCACAGAACCGCTTGTACTGGATGTGGATGTCTCAATGGTCTAAGCGTCAAGGCACAGATAAAGATACAGAGCATCTGTATTTCAAGAAGCAATTCTTAGCGCGTATCTATGATCGTGATGAGGTTGGTCAATACAAGAAGACGTTTGCAGCGGTTAAGGTTTTAAAAGATCAGAGACACCCGCAATACCAGGCTGTGGCAGATGGATTGAATGAATTGATCAGCACCACAGATGCAACGGTGGATCAGTTCACTGAGTACTTGAATGACATACATGTGTTCTGCAATAAACATGGGTGCTATCTACATACGCCTGAAGATCTGATGTATGCGTGGGAGATGAGCCAATGATATGCCAAGGCTGTGAAGCACGACGTAAATGGATGAAAGAACAATATGAACGATCAAGAGAAAGAATGCGGTTGTGTATCGAACGACTTACTCCTAAAGCTACTCGAGCAGAACAACCAGCTGATTCAGCAAAACAACCAACTCATCCAGATCAACAATGAACAGAATGCTCAGATCAATGAGCTACTAATTCAAATGGATGGTGATGAGGATGAGCAACCTAAGTCACAGTATTTGGATGGGTGAGTAGTATGAGTGGCACACCATCATGGCGAAGCGACAAGCGAACCTCAAGTGAACGTGGATATAATTCAAGATGGCGTAAGGCCAGAGAGTCATATCTAAAGTCACATCCTTTGTGTGTTATGTGTGAGGAACAAAATAAGATTGTGGTTGCAACCGTGGTCAATCACATTGTTCCACATAAAGGTGATCAGTCTTTGTTTTGGGACAAGAGTAATTGGCAGGCGGTTTGCAAATTACATCATGATTCAACAATCCAGAGACAGGAAAAGCAAAACATTGTTGTTGGTTGTGATGAGTCTGGCTTTCCACTCAATCCTGATCATCATTGGAATAAATAGAATAGAATCAAAGACATGGGGCGGGTATCTGCTTGAAAAATATCGTTTCAGTTAAAGACCGCCCCTGTACCATCTTTTTAATTCTATTGGGATTTTAAGGGCTAGAACACATGGCAGGAAGAAAGCGGTCAGACAGCACACATATCAAAACGCAATTAGTAGATGATCAGGATATTGCGCCACCAGAACACGTTCAGCTTCGAGATATTGATATGCCGTTTTGGTATGCTCTCGTGCGCGCGCGCGTAAAGGATAGCTGGAACACAGTTGACCTACAACATGCAGCAAATTTGGCAAGATGTCAGGCAGATATTGAACGCATTCAGCAAGAGATTCTGGAAGAAGGTGACACGCTAACCAATGATCGGGGAACGGTTGTCCTAAACCCTAAGCATTCATTGCTGGAAACACTTAGTCGCAGATCAATCGCACTGTCAAAACATATCCAAGTGCATGCGGTGGCAACGGTTGGCGAATCAGACAAGCAAAGAGGGAAAAATTCCGCAGCAGCCAAAGGTAGAAAGACCGCTGAGAAAACCAAAGAGGCTGATGATTTACTGGCTCGACCAAGCTAAAACACAATTAATCGCATAAATCAGACCGCCATCAAGGCGGTTTTTTAATGCCTATCGTCTTATAGGTGAAATATGACACGCGGTGAGCGGGTAATTGCTTTTATCGAGAGATACTGCAAAGCACCAGAGGGTGCACACGTTGGACAGCCAATTGTCCTTGAGGATTTTCAGAAGAAATTCATCCTAGATGTTTATGACAATCCGCATGGCACACATACAGCGATTTTAAGTATTGCGCGTAAGAATGGTAAAACTGCATTGATTGCAGGCATCCTGTTGGCGCATTTAATAGGGCCAGAGGCGCAGCAAAACAGTCAGATTGTAAGTGGTGCGCTCTCTAGAGATCAGGCGGCGATTGTTTTTAAGTTAGCCGTGAAGATGATTAACTTGAATGAAGCGTTGCAAGATCTGGTACATATCATCCCATCAACAAAAACATTAGTTGGCTTGGCAAAAAACGTAGAGTTTAGGGCGTTATCTGCTGAAGGCAAAACAACACACGGCCTATCACCTATTCTGGCAATTCTTGATGAGACGGGACAGGTAAAAGGACCGCAAGACGAATTTGTTGATGCTGTGGTGACAGCACAGGGTGCACATGAAGCACCGCTACTGATGGTGATTAGTACACAAGCCGCCACCGATGCAGACCTGTTGAGTATCTGGATTGATGACGCGCTAAAAGGTGAAGATCCAAAGACAGTATGTCACCTGTATACAACGCCAATGGAAAGCGACATTCTGGATAAGGAATCTTGGAAGTTATCTAATCCAGCGCTGGGCAAGTTTAGATCGGAGCCTGATATGCAAAAATTAGCAGAAAAGGCCAGTCGAATGCCAAGCGCTGAAAACACTTTCCGAAACCTAAACTTAAATCAGCGCGTTTCCACTGTTTCACCATTTATTGCCAAACAGACTTGGGATACTTGCCTTGGTGAACTGCCACCAATTTATGAGTGTGATGAAGTTTGGGCTGGGCTGGATTTGTCAGCTCGCACCGACTTAACTGCTTGTGTTTTTTTAGGTAGAAAGGGTGAGAAATACTACACATATCCTACCGTCTGGACACCAGAGATAGGTTTGGTTGATCGAGCTAAGCGTGACCGGGTTCCTTATGATTTATGGGTGAAACAAGGGTATTTATTTACAACTCCTGGCGCTACTGTGGATTACGAATATGTAGCAAAGCACATTGGTGAAATTGCATCAGATGTAAAAATTCTGCATGCAATCGCGTTTGACCGATGGCGGATAGATGTATTTAAAAAAGAGTGTGACAAGCTAGGGCTGGAATTGCCGCTTGTGGCATTTGGTCAAGGATTTAAAGATATGTCCCCAGCCTTGGATACATTGGAGGCGCAACTCCTAAACGCTCGAATCGTTCACAATAATAACCCTGCGCTAAACATGGCAGCCGCAAATGCTGTGGTAGTCAAAGACCCGGCTGGTGGTCGAAAGCTGGATAAATCCAAAGCCACAAATAGGATTGACCCCATGGTTGCTCTAGCGATGGCGTGTGGTGTTTCTAATTTTGAAGAAACAAAACAAGCAACATACAACATCTACTTCGTTTAATTTATTCATTTTCCAAAGCTCGCATTACGCGGGCTTTTTTATTGGGAGAGCCTTATGTCTGCTCTACATAAAACGTTTGGCTCAGTCCAAATTAAGAGCCTTGATGAAGAAAAGCGAACCTTTACTGGTATCGCAAGCACACCAAATCAAGACCGTGCCAAAGATGTGATGGTGCCTAAAGGTGCAAATTTTGAAGTGCCTATGCCTTTGTTATTTCACCATGACCCAACAAAAGCAATTGGTCAGGTGACAAGCGCAAAAGTCACAGCTAATGGCATTGAAGTCGAAATCCATATCCCTGAAATCGAAGAACCGGGTGTCTTGAAAGACCGTGTGGATGAGGCATATCAGTCATTGAAATACGGTCTGGTCAAAGGCCTATCAGTTGGATTTATCCCGAATTGGGATGAAGCGGAAATGATCAAAGGTGGTGGCATCCAGTTCAACTCATGGGAGTGGTATGAGCTTTCGTTGGTGACCATTCCTTGTAACCGTGAATCAGAAACAGAATTTTCAAAAGCATTTGAGGAACACAAAGCCGCGTTGGGCGAAAAACCTCAAGACGTTCCAGGTGGCGATTCATCTGAACAAAAACACGTTGTCGTAAAACTTAATAGCCCAACAAAGGGTGGAGTGAAACTATGAAAGAGTATTTAGCAAAGCTGCTTAAAGCATTGGCTGAAAAAAACCAAGCAATGCAAACAGCGTTATCAAAGTCAGCGGGTGAGGGCAGTACGCCTGATGAAGCAACTGAAGCAGAAATTCAGGCGATTGAAAAAGATATCGCAGCGCTCGAAGTAAATATTGAGCGCACTAAAAAGCAAATCAAAGCTGTTGAAGAAGCTGAAAAGAAGGGTCTTCAAGAGCCGGCTCCTACACCGGGTCAAGAGCCTGAGCCAAAAATTGAAATTGTAAAAACTTTAGAGCCGGGTATCGGCTTTGCTCAATATGCGCGTGCAAAACTTGCAGCTGCTCTTGAGGCTAAAAAAGGTCACTACATTGCACCGGTGGACATGGCGAAACAGCTTGGCTTTGGCGATGAAGTTCAAGACCTTGTGACAAAGGCAACCTTGGGTACCACTACCGATGCAGGCTTTGCAGCATCACTGGTCACTGAAAACCGCTTAGTTGGTGAATTTGTTGACATGCTTCGTGCTGCAACTGTATTTGACCAACTTACAGGTTTCCGTAATGTACCGTTCAACTCAAAAATCCCAAGTCAATTGACCGGCGGTCAAGCGCAATGGGTGGGTGAAGGCGCTCCAAAGCCATTAACAAACCCAACATATGGTGAAGTGGAAATCAAAGAGCACAAGCTTGCTGCGATCACTGTCTACACACAGGAATTAATGCGACGCTCAGACCCAGCCGTAGATATTTTGGTTCGTGATGACTTAATTGAAGCATCAAAAACTTTAATCGATAACACGTTCCTTGATGCTGGTGCTGCTACTGCGGTTCGTCCTGCGGGTGTTTTAAATGGGGTAACAGCCACTCCAAATACAGGCACTACAGCAGCAAATTATGAAGCTGATTTACTGGCCCTGGTGAATAGCTTTGTGACGGCCAACCTTTCACTGGATGGCTCATACTTCGTAATGTCGGAAACACGCGCTGCACAAATTAGCTTGCTTCGTGATGCGCTAGGAAATACCTACTTCCAGGGCATGGCACTTCGCGGTACTCGTACATTGATGGGTATTCCAGTAATCACATCACAAACAGTCGGCGACAAGATCATTCTTGTGAAAACTTCTGAAATCCTGCTTGCTCAGGATGGTGGTGTGGATGTGTCTTACTCTGATCAAGCAACTCTGGTTGATGGTGGTACGACTCATCACTTATGGCAAGAAAACAAATTTGCGGTACGTGTTGAGAAGTTCATCACTTGGGCGAAACGTCGTCCGATTGCTGCAGCATTCCTGGACTACACACCAACTGGCGGCTAATTAAAGTCACCAAAAAACAGCTCCTTAATCGGGGCTGTTTTTATATCTAAGCATCACAATTGTTTAGCTATAGGAACAGTCTATGAAGATTAAATATTTAAAGATGACCCATGATTCCAATATTGGGGATGTGAAAGAGATTCCTGATTTTCAGGCAAATGTATTGCTCAAAATTGGTATTGCAGAGGTCTATACAGAACCGAAAAAAGCATCACCAAGAGCAAAAAAGAAGATAAAACCAAAGAATAGGATGTAAAGAATGGGCTTTTTCGGAAATTTATTTGGTAAAAAGAAATCCCTCCAAGGAGTCCATTCAAACCAAGGGTGGACTTCTTTATTTGTACATGAGCCTTATTCTGGTGCTTGGCAAAAGAATGATGAACTGACTCGGGAAGATCTTGCAGCACATCATGCAGTATTTAGTTGTGTTTCATTGATTTCTCAAGATATTGGCAAGATGCCGATTCTGCTAAAAAAGAAGCAGCAGGGTGTCTGGATTGATCAGGAGATTCCAGAGCGTTTCAGTGTTCTAAATAAGCCAAACCACTATCAAACATGGCAGCAATTCAGTGAACAATGGACCACATCATTATTGCTTCGCGGTAATACCTATGTGATGAAGGTCCGGGATATCTTCTCAGGCAAAGTTGTTGGCTTAAAAGTTTTAAATCCCGACTTAACAAAGCCATTGATCAGTGATGCTGGTGATGTTTTTTATCAACTCAATGATGATCGACTCAATCAGATTTCTCATGAAGTGGTGCCAGCATCTGAAATCATTCATGACCGCATTAACTGTTTTTACCATCCACTTGTGGGCTTATCGCCGATTACAGCATGTGCGGTAGCAGCAGGACATGGACTGGAGATTCAGAAAAGCCAGCGCCAGCACTTTAGAAACAATAGCCGACCAGGTGGAATCTTGATTGCTCCTGGTCCCATTGATCCAGACAAAGCAGCAGCGATCAAAAAGCAATGGAATGAGAACTATAGTGGCGCCAATGCTGGTTGCACAGCGGTAGTTGGTGACAACATGAAGTTTGAAGCCATTACCGTTTCGGCTGCAGATTCTCAGTTGATTGAGCAGATGCGAATGACGAATGAAGTCATTTGTGCTGTTTTCCATGTACCGCAATTTAAGTTAGGTATTGGCACCATTCCAGCAGGGCAAAAAGTTTCAGATCTAAATGAAATCTATTATTCGGATTGCTTGCAAAGTCTGATAGAAGCGCGTGAAAACCTGCTTGATGAAAGTCTTGGTCTAAAAGAATCCAATTTAGAAGCCTTTCTTGATCTGGATACATTGATCCGCATGGATTCAGTGTCTCAGATGCAGCGACTAAAAGAAGGTGTTGGTGCAGCAATCATGACACCAAATGAGGCGCGTCAAAAACTTGGTTTAGGCCCACTGGAAGGCGGTGACACGGTTTACATGCAGCAGCAGAACTTCTCGCTTGAAGCGCTGTCTAAGCGTGACCAGAAAGAAGATCCTTTTGGAAAATCTGCACCAAATACACCGCAAGATACTGAAAATTCAGATCAAAAAAGCCAATATCAAGGCATTTTTAAGACTGAAAATCAGTATAAATCAGGCCAGTTTGTGACGCATAAGGGCTCATTGTGGCACTGTGAAAAAGATCATTCAGGCGAATTTAGCCATGAAAACTTCAAATTGGCGCAAAAGAAATGGGGTGAAGAATGAGTATTGTAGATTTAGAGACACTTAAGCTTCATCTTCGATATGACGACGATTCAAATGACTTGATGCTTCAGGGTTATTTGGATGCAGCAGATTCGGTGGTGTTGAATTACATCACTGATGAGTTTGAGCCTGATTATCCCAAGGCAATTCATCAGGCAATTTTGTTACTGTGTGGATATTGGGACCAGTACCGCAATGCTGAGCAGGAAATGCCGGTAAATGGCAACTTCCTGCCGATGCCGGTACAAAGCCTGCTTTATCCATATCGTAAGCCTACAGCGATTTGAGGTGATATATGGCCCAACGTGCCGGCGAACTATGCCACCGTGTAACGATTCAGCATAAAACCACGACCTATGATGAATACAACTATGAAACCGAAGCTTGGACTGAATATAAGAAGCTCTGGTCTAAATTAGAATTCCTTTCTGTTAAAGATTCTCTAAATGCCAAAGCTGCCGGATCAGAAACCACAGCACGGCTAAAACTGCGCAAGCGTGATGATATCGACTCAAGTATGCGTGTTTTATTCGATGGTCAGACTTTCCAGATCGTGTCGCCACCTAAACCAGACAATGAAAATGGTCGGATTTATATGACACTGGAGTTGTCGCTAGTGGAGTAAGCCATGTCAGTAGAATTCAATATTGAAGGCTTGGATGAAGTTCAGGGAAAGCTTAAAAGACTTGGCAATCCCCGCTTGATGAAGAATGCTGCAAGACGCTCCATGCGTAAAGCCATGGCGATTGTACGTGATGCGGCTCGGGCTGGGGCAAAAAATATTGATGATCCGCAAACAAGCGAAAAGATCTGGAAAAATATTGCGATTGCAGCGGGTAAAACTCGAAATCCTAACGAGGTAATCATGCGTGTCGGTGTGCGTGGCGGTGCGTCATTCTCCAATCCTAATCCACCTAAAACAAGTGGTGGTGACACCAGACATTGGCGTTGGGTAGAGCTAGGCAGTGTGCATAATCCACCAACTCCATTTATGCGACCAGCACTGCAAAACAATATCCAAGCCGTAACCAATAGCTTTGCTGAAAACTTCAATAAAGAAATTGACAAGGAACTCGCAAAATTATGAACATTTTACCTGTAGTTCCGGTGCTCAATGCCAGTATTGATGTGAGAGAATTGCTTGGCACCAATCCTTTAAGAGTATTTGAAGATGTAGCGCCACACAAAACGCCATATCCCTATGCGGTCTGGTCGGTAGTCACGGCCAATCCTGAAAATCATTTAGATTGCCCAGCGAATACTGATCATGTGTCATTCCAGATTGTGGTTTATGACACCGAGCAGAAAAGAGCATCGGATATTCGGGCAGCAATCAGAATGGCTTTAGAGCCACATTGCTACGTTACCAATATTCACCCAAGCCATTTTGAGCGCATTGCCGACACTAATATTTTCGGTCGCGGCTTTGATGCGAATTGGTTTTTAGACCGAATAGACAGATCTGCGAAGATTTATAGTTACATTGAAAAATCAAGGCTCTTTATTGGCTCGCAAGAAGTGATGATTGGTAAAGATTTTGATTTAGTTTAAATGGAAATTTCCACATAGCACCCAACCGGGTGTTTTTTTATGCCTGAGTGTTTTATTTGCATTCTGCATTCAGGCCAACACAACTCAAAGGAGTTACCTATGAATGCGATGTTAAAACCGATTGAAATCGTTAATGTAGAAAATGGCGAACCAATGACAACTACACTGCAAATTGCATTGGGTTTGGGGTTGCAACATAAAAACGTGATGCAAATGGTCAGAACATATCTCCCTGATTTTCAGGAGTTTGGCTTGGTCGCATTTAAAACGCGAGCAAGATTAGAAGGTCAGCATGGTGGTGGTGATGTTCGCTATGTAGCTTTGAATGAACAGCAAGCAACTTTTTTAATGACTCTTTTACGTAACAGTCCGAGAGTAATTGAATTTAAGAAGGCTCTGGTGAAGGCATTCTTTGAAACACGTGAGTTCATTCGCTCACAAGACCAGACATACAATAATATTCACAACAAGCTATCACTACAGTTACAGCTAGAAAAATCAGATGCAAGCCTTGCGGGTAGTGTTTTAGGAAGCTATCGCAAGAAAAGAGATTTATTAATGACTGCAATTACTGAAGTCGAACGACTTATGCAGCCATGCCTATTTGAATAACCAATTTAATTTCAAACCAATGCCACCACTCGGTGGCTTTTTTTATGCCTAAAATTGAGGAGCACTCGCAAATGGCAGAATTACGCACGCAAGGGACAAACGTCTTTGCTTTTGATGGTACCGACATTACGCAACTTGTCTGTGTAACCGGTATCGACTTAGGGAGTGACAGTACTTCAAAAATTGAAACAACCTGTCTTGAAGAAAAGAAATTCAAATCCTATGTGCCCGGGCTATCTGATCCGGGGGAGGGTTCACTTTCAATTCGACTCGACCCTAAAAACAGCTCACACCTAAAACTTATTCAATGGGCAGAAAATCGCACTGAACTTGAATTTTATATTGGTGCAAGTGATTCAGTGGCTCCGCCAACAGTAGCTACAAAGAAGGTGACTCTACCAACTGGTCGCTCATTCTGGTCATTTAAGGGCGCATTAACTCCAGCAGTACCAACCTTTGAAGCGGATTCTATTGTTGGTTATCAATTCACTTTGCAGCGCTCAACTGGTGTGACTCTTACTCCAGCAACTGTTTAATCCAAAGCCCCTGTATTGGGGCTTTATTCTTTCTGGTGAATCATGAAAAAATTAACTTTAAAAGACATTAAATCTGGCGCTCTAATGGGTAAGCCAGAGCACGTAACTGTTCAAATTAAAGTTGCTGGTGAAGACGCGGAGTTTGATACTCATATTCTGCCATTCAGCTACAGCACAGCAGTAGCCCAAATGAAAGCTTATGGTGAAAACAAAGAGGCTTTAGCTGGTGTTTTGGCAAGTGTTATTTGTGATGAAAAAGGACAGCTTGCATTCACTGAAGATGAAATCCGCACCCATTTCAACCAAGCTTTAGTAGATGCACTATGGTCAAAAATTGTGGATATTAACGTATTGGGAAAGCAACTGAACTCAACCAAGACGACGAAATCCTCATCGAGATCAGCATCGCGCTCGGCAAAACGTACAGCGAAATCGCAGACCTCCCATACAGGGAAATTAAAAAGTACACCGCCTACATCCGAAAATACGGAAGCCTCAACCTCGGAAGGAGATTCGAGCAAGAGCTAGCAAGGATTCACCAGTCTATTTTAATGCTGAAAGGCGTTAAGAATGTGAAGCTGCATGACCTAATGACCCATGAAGAAAAGCCAGTAGAAAAGAATCTTGAGGATTATCTGGTGGAGAATTTTGGGAAATAGATCAAACAGGATGATCTATAAGTTGCTTGATTAGCTTCTCAACCATTTCTTTTAATTCCTTCACCTGTTGAGCTTGATCTAAGTATGAGCGCTTCATTAACTCAAATTCAAGTGTTTCTGAAACCTTAACTTCAGGCTCAAAACTTTGTTCTAGGCGAGCGACCATTTCCGCACTTTGCGAACGATTATTTTTTTCTGCTGAATCTTCAATTTTTTGTTTTAGCTCAGGCGGCACACGCAATCTAACTATGGTGTGATCAGTTTGATTACTCATTAAAAACCTCAATGCCACAAATTGTGGTAAATATTTCATGATAGGTATTTACATTACCACAAAGTGTGGCTATAGTTATTAAACGCCACAAAATGTGGCATAAATAGGAGCTAGTATGAAAGAAGAATTTGTTTATGTGAAAGGTCGCCTAGATAGCGATCTGCATAAAGAACTTAAGCTGATTGCTAAAGAGGATAAAAGATCAATCGTTTATCTTATGAATGAAGCAGTTAAATTATTGGTAGAAAAACACAAGAGTGCGAAAGCATGAAATCAATAGACAACAAAAAAGCCCAGACTTTCGACGGCAAGGGCTTAATTGATTGTCAACAAAGGAATATTAACTATGTCTAGTTTAGCATTAAGTTTTAACGAAGTAAATTTTTCACCAGTAGAGCGAGATGGCCAGATTTGGTTGACCGCGGGCGAACTTGCTAGAGCATTAGGATATGCAAAGGCAAATGCTGTAACTCAGGTTTATGAGCGCAATCAGGATGAGTTTAATCAATCTATGACGCAAGTCATTGATAATCCCCAGAGCCTCAATTTGAGGCTGCGGATTTTCAGCTTACGCGGTGCTCACTTAATCGCAATGTTTTCCAAGACAGCAATCGCTAAAAAATTCCGCAAATGGGTTTTGGATGTTTTGGATCGCGAAGTTATGAGTCAGCAGGTAAATTCCAAGCAAACCATCTCGGTAGAGCAGTGTGGAATTTTATATAATATTGTTCATACACGCGCTGGTGGCAATCAAGGCTTGATTAAACAAATGTGGAGTCGCCTAAAAAATCACTTTAAATACTCTGCGAGCTACCGTGAATTGCGTGCCATTCATTTTGAGGATGCAAAACATTATTTAGAGCTTATGGAATTAAGGGTGAGTTCAAAGCAGCCGGAAGTTAAGGCTCTACCTTATCCACAAGAGGTTATTCAAATTGCCGAACAGATTAATCGGGAATTTAAAAATTCTAGATATGATTCTTGGCATGTAAGTGCTCGTAATGGTGTATTGACTGCAATGCCATTGCCACCGGGTTTTTACCCAACAATGAACATTGCAGAATTCACTAAACGCTTTGATAGTGTATTAGATTTGCTGTATGGAACAGATACACTGCGCGTAGGGCGCTATATGTTAGCGGAGATGAATAAAAAGCCATGAAAGTATTAAATTTTTCAAATATACCGCTTAATTACTTGGATGTTGCAAAGCAAATTCTTAACTTGGATATTGTTAAAGAAGAAATTGAGTTCATGCAGCGCTTAGATATTGAAGATCCAGTGGTAGAGCTTGAGGCGGTGCATGATGGCTACACCTTGGTATCCATACCTCATGCCGATGTTTGGCTTTTAAGGCTACCGGATGGTGTCTGGAAAAGAGCATATATCGGGCATGGTGAGGTTTATGCTAAAACCGTACTAGAGGATAAATATAAGCACTTAGAAGTTTTTAAGGCTAATATCGCTAGCTTCAGAAAAGTCTATCCGGTTTATATTTAATACCTGAATAAAACAAGACCACTCTTCGGAGTGGTTTTTTTGTGCTGGAATTAGTATCTTGTGAATTCTTATAAGAGGGAAATCACATGAAAAAGATATTGGTTGCAGGGGTAGTTGGTATTCTTAGTGCATATTCAAGCGCTGAAATTGTCAAAAACTCAAAAGGTGAGAAAATTGAGTTAAAATCAAATGGCACTTGGGTTTTAATCCCAAGAACTGCTGCTGATTTTGTAAACGACGGGGAATCTTATGTGGTGCAAATTGAGGATGGAAATAAAAAGCTGACAGATGTCACAGTTTCCACTGATATAACTCTAATGGGCGTTGGTCGTCAGCTAACAAAAGAAGAAATGCTTCACAATATTAAAATGACATCTCTTACAGCTCAATTTAAATTAAAAAATAGATTTTCCTACAAGCCTAGGGAAGTGAGAATTACGCAAAAGGGCAAAGATGTGTCAATCAGAATTTCGCATACTGGTGAAAATAGTTATGGCGCTGACGTTGCGGGTTATTATGAATCAACCTATTACATTGAAGATTCCGGAAAGTTAAAACTCACATCCAAAATGTATTAATTATTATTTAAAAATTAACCCCGCATTTGCGGGGTTTTTTATTGCCTGAGGAAAAGTTATGGCTACAAAACTCGGAACACTAACTCTTGATCTGGTTGCAAAAATTGGCAACTTTACACAAGGGATGCGCCAAGCTTCATCCTCAGCAGAGCGTGAAATGCAGCGCGCCAGTAGTAGCGTAAATGTCATGAATGGCATGCTTGGAAAACTGGCTGCTACAGCAGGCGCAGCTTTTTCAATTAACCAAATTGTAAATTATGCCGATAGCTACACAGGTTTGCAAAACCGCTTAAAGCTCGTCACAGCCTCACAGGCTGAACTGAACACAGCAATGAATGACACATTTACTATTGCTCAAAAGACCGCATCATCATGGGATTCAACAGCCATGGTTTACCAGCGTTTTGCAGATAATGCAGACCGATTAGGTATCAGTCTTGGTAAAACCGCTGAACTCACTGAAACAGTATCTAAAGCTATTTCTGTATCAGGTGGTAGTGCCGCAAGTGCTGAAGCTGCTTTGATGCAGTTTGGTCAAGCACTAGCATCTGGTGTATTGCGTGGCGAGGAATTTAACTCTATTGCTGAACAGGCACCGGGATTATTAAAAGCGATTGCTAAAGGCATGGATGTAAACATTGGTGCGCTTCGAGCCATGGCCGCTGACGGTAAAATTACTGGTGATGTGCTTGTGGATGCTCTCGGCAAAGCTAAGCCGTATATTGACGACCTATTTAACAAAACAGACTTTACTATTTCACAATCATTCACCAAGTTGTCCAACGAAGTAACTAAATTTGTTGGTGAATTTGATGCGGCCACTGGTGCATCCAAAACCTTTGTGGAGGGCATCACAACACTTTCTGAAAACATGGAAGGGGTTGTCAATAGTATGATGGTGGGCGCTGCATTTATGGCTGGAACCTATATTCCAGCTATATACAGCACTATTACAGCGGGGTATGCAAAAACTAAACAGCTTATTGACCAGACTGCAATTCAGTATGGTGCAATTAATGCGGAGCGTGCTGCGGCTGCGTCAGCCTTGGCGCAAGCTCAAGCTCAGATTGTGAATACACGCTCGACATTAACAGCGCTGGCGGCCGAAAAAGCCCTAGAGGTACAGAGGTTGCAAGCGCAGATTAATGCTGCGGGTAGAATGGCTACAACAACACGTATGGCTCAATTGCGTCGAATTGAAGCGCAAGCAACCGCTGAGCTTGTAGCAGCAGAAACAGCTTTGGCGGCAGCAAGAGCAAGATCCGCAGCAGCAGGAACTGCTAGCGCTGGTGTTGGTCGGGCTGCACTTGGGGTTCTTTTTGGCCCTGTAGGCTTGGGGGTTGCTGTGGCTTCTGTGGCTGCTGGCTACCTATTAATGAAAGGCAATGCTGATAAGGCCACCGCCTCAATTGATACTCAGGGCCAATCAGTTAGCGATCTGATTGAAAAATATCAAGAGCTAAATACACTTCAGCGCGACAACGAGACTAGGGCACTTGCTCAGCAGGTCGAAGACCTGAGCCTTAAGTACCGTGTGGCTGCATCTGATCTATTTGCTTTCATGGAAGGTTTGCCGATAGCAGACGAGAAGATTAACACCTTCAAAAAGCTCAATAGCGAACTATCTCAAGGCAGGATTTCAAGTAATGAATACTATGAGGCAGTAAAAGAGGTGAATGTTCTTACTGATGATCAGTTGGCAAAAGTAAGTAAATTAATTGGAGCTTATTCTGACAACAAGAAGGAGTTGAAAGCAGCAGAGCAGGCACAAGACGCTTTAGAAAAGTCGATGAAAAAGACGACCAAAGAGGCCAAAGAGCAGGCCGCTGGAGTGGGTGAATTAAGCGAGGAAATTAAAAAACTTCTCAAAGTGAACTCAGAGGAGTCAACAAAGAGCAATTACCTGAATGAGTTGGTTAAACGAAATATTGACCCCAAACTTGCTGAAATGATGTATGAAGCGCGAAAGGCTTCAAATATAGCTGGTACGAGTGAAAGGTTAAATGCGAAGGTGTTGAATTCTGTGCTTGATCGCTGGAAAGCAGACCAAGGGCTAAATAAGACTCTTGAAGAGCGCGCAAAAATCGAGGAGAGAAACAAGAAGCTTGTCGAGGCTCAAGGCAATGCAATGAAGGTGAATGCTTTGGTTGCATCTAACGCGGCTAAAGCGAACTATGCTGCACTAGAATCTGCTAAAGGGCTACCAAAAGGCTTATTGTCTGCTGTAAATATGACTGAATCACCAAATAGCAATACTGCTAGAAGTAGTGCTGGTGCAAGAGGTGCATTTCAGTTCATGCCAAAAACTGCTGAGCGATTTAATGTTGATGTTAATAGCGTTAATTCCAGTGCAAAAGGTGCAGCCGAGTACCTTGATAAGTTACTCAAAATGTTTGAAGGCAACCTTGAGAATGCTTTACGCGCCTATAACTGGGGCGAAGGCAACATGCAGAACTATTTAAAATATGGCTCAGGCATGAAGAATGGTCAGAAAGGGTACTTTGCTGACAGACCGCTACCTAAAGAAACACGCGAATACTCTGGCAAGGTAATGAGCTATATGGGTGGCTCCAGCGGTGTTTCATTCACAGAGGATTATTCTTTTGATGACTGGCTGAAGGAGCAAGAGCAATTTGCTATTGAGCGTGAAAAACGTGAGAAGGAGATAGCCGAAAAGCAAAAAGAACTTGCGCTTGAAGTGGCCACCTATAGAGAGAAAGTCAATTCGGAACTTGCTGATAAGTTGGAGGAGATTGATAAGGCTGGATTCGACAGTGCAAAAACTGCTGAATTGAAAGCCGAATACAAGAAACGAGCTGAGATTGATATTCAGGTTTCGGAAGCTGCGCATAGCGACAAGTTGGCTGGATATTCGGATTATCTAAAATCGGAAGAACAGCTTTTAAATGAAAGTTTTGCTCGTCGTCAACGCGACCTTAAGCTCGACCTTAGCTTAACTGCGGAACAATATACAGAGTTGTCATTAGCTCTAGAGAAGCAGCGAAACAAGGAACTTCAGCAAGCCAAGTGGCGTGCACTAGAAGCACGTCAAGCCATGGCTGATCAGATCAAAAGTCTAGCGTCTGGGTCCGAAGATGTTTTTGCTCGCGCATCAATGGCACCTCAAGATTATGCCAAATGGTCGCTCGAGAATAGCCGCAACAATTCTCAACTTGGATTGCAAAACGACTTGGGTTCTGTGCAAAGGGATATTGCATCAAGTGATGCCTATTCCACAGATGAGGAGAGATATCAGGCGTTGCTGGATGCGCATGAAGCCTACTTGTCTCAGAAAACCGCACTTGATATTGAGTACGCTCAACAAGTTAAGGATCTGGAAACGCGACAATACGAAAACACAATACAGATGTATGGGTCATTGCTCTCTCAAGTTGGATCTGTTTGGGGTGATATGACCCAGATGGTGAAAGATAGTGCCGGTGAGTCAAGTTCTGCATATAAAGCGATGTTTGTCGGCCAACAAGCATTAGCAATTGCCTCAGGCACGGTAAGTGCTTGGCTTGCGTATCTTCAAGTTCTTGGAGATCCGTCAATTCCAGCTCCAGCAAAGCCTATTGCAGCTAAAGCGACCCTTGGTCTAGGGATGGCTGGCGTAGGTATGATTGCTGCTCAAGCCATTGCAGGCATGGCCCACGACGGTATCGACAACATCCCGAAAGAAGGCACATGGCTTTTGGATAAAGGTGAACGTGTTGTTGATAGTCGGACGAATGCTGACTTGAAAGGCATGATTGCTAATCAGAAGAATGGGGGTGGCAACGTAGAAATTAATGTGCATGTCACCGACTCAGGCGTAACAACACAATCTAACCAGTCGGATCAAAAGCAACTCGGTCAAATGATTGGTAATGCGGTTCGTACAGTGATTCGTCAAGAGCAGCGACAAGGGGGATTGTTGGCGAAGTAGATTATTCCACCAATTTCAAGTACAAAAAGAACTCCTACTTTTAAGGAGTTTTATTTTGACTGAAAGAAATGGCTACTATGCTGAACAAAATGCAAAGGCTATGGCACATGCTATTAATGGTAATCCAGAAATCACAGAGCCAATCCGTGCTTATGAGTTTTTCTGTAAGTGCATTAATGAGGTGCCAAGCTATACGACCATGCCTGAAGGTGCGCTCTTATTTCGCCTAAATGGTAGTGAGGTGCTTGTGCAAGATGATGAAAGAAGGCTCGATCCCTTGGTGGAGGTGATCGAGCGAATTGTCTTTGAGTTGTATTACTCAAAACAGAAGTAACTTAACTTTACCACAGAGACCTCGCTTAATGCGGGGTCTTTTATTTGGAGCTAATAATGAACGCTAGTGCAATACAGTACACCGATTCAAATTCAATGATTCATATTTCCAAGTCTTACAATCTTGTTTGTGAATATGATGGTAATAAGCCAGATCAAATTGAAATTCCTGAACTAAATCTGGTTCTAAAAAAGGGTAACTGGCTTATCAAGGTTGAGGGAAACTTTCTTGTTTGCGAGAACGGCACGCGCTCCGCTTTATATGGAGATGTCCACCCTGTGATTAATCCCGAAGTGAAATTTAAAAAAGATCTTGGTCAAGCAATCAGTGACTCAATCAGGTCTGTGATTCGACAAGAGCAACGACAAGGGGGCCTGTTATCTAAATGAGCAATCAAAAATTCACATGGTGCAATGACCTAGATGGAAACTCCCAAACTTCAAGCTTTAAAGTCCTTCAGTCCAGTTTTGGAGATGGGTACACACAGCGAACAAGTGTAGGGATTAACAACCGGTCAGGCACTTGGGCATACAAAAGGACTGGCTACAAGGATGAGATTATCGCAATTAAAGCCTTCTTTGATCGCCACAAGGGTGCTGACTCATTTTTATGGGATTCACCTTTGGATGGCGAGGTTCGTGTCGTAGCAGGGGATTATATGCCAGTCAGTTTGGGTGGTGATGTCTGGTCAATATCCACCACATTTACCCAAGATTTCAAACCTTAAATTCAATCAACTTTATGCCCCACATGTTGGGGCTTTTTTGTGAGAAGAACTCATGCCGACCCAAAAAGTCAAACTAACCACAACACCGCAAAAAGTTGCTGCGGCCAATTCTCCAGCATATATCCAATCGCATCACAACCGATTCAGATTTGCTTTTGGGCCTAGTCAGCCCACCAACTTAGAAGCGTCTCATCAAGACATGCAGGTTTATACCGATGGGGCGTTGGGTGACTTGTGGGCTTGGGTGAGCTACCCATCAAACAACGACACCGTCATTGTTTCAACATAAGGGGAGCTAATGAAAACAACCAATCTTGCTGCGGGGTTATACACACCGCGAACCACAAGAATTGCGCAAGGGCTTATTGATAAGGGTCTGAGAATCGGCTCGACAACACACTTAATTGGCTCAACAGAAGGCTTTATTGGAAACCGTTTACCGGTCACTTCTTAAAATTAAATTTCAGGAATAATTATGGCTAAGCAAACAATTAATCAAGGTATAGCACCAACTGGCGCAGGTGGTGATACTTTCCGATCAGGATCTGCAAAACTGCAAGCGAATGATGATGAGATTTACAGCCAATTGGGTGCAAATACTCAAGGAGTATTACCTGCTGCACTTCCAGTAAATAAGGGCGGAACAGGGGCAACTACAGCAGCAGCAGCAAGAACTAATCTAGGTTTAGGCACTGCTGCAACTTACGATGTCGGGACGAGTGAAAATCAATTGCTAAAAGTTTTTGACTTCGGACTGGGAAAGAGTAACCAGAATGCATTCAATAATAATCCATCCGGATTTTCGTATAATGCTTTAGCTGCAATAAGCCCGATAGGGATGGCATCTTCTGTTATTACAGCTGTGCAGGGAGGCAGGGGCTTTCGAATAGCTGCTAGATTTGTAAGTGCTGCAATAGAGACATGGAATGATACAGAGGCTGCAAATCAAATACTTGTGCTTTGGCACAGTAAAAACACAACTGTAGACAGCAATGGGTTCGTAAAAAGAGCATCACCTATTGTTCAGCTATTTGCTGATAAAATTGAGCTTAATGATGAAGCGGGGCAGCAGGAAATTACGTTTGAAAAATTGGGCGTAGGTGAGTACCTAATCAAAGGCTCAAGTGGTTTTGCACAGGAAGGCTGGTATATCGAAACCCCTAAAGATGCAAACGGCAATGTCCTATTTTCAGTGATCTACACAACACTAGAAAATGGCGATATTTCAGTAAAAACTTATAAGAAAAAGTTTGATTTTGAAACGGTATCTATTGTTGCTGATCTTGATAATCCGGTGGATATTACTGAAGGTCGTTGGATCGACTTGCGTCTACAAGAGCTTCCGCAGCCTGAAATTGAAGAGCCAGAATCAATGGCACCACCAGAATTTCAACCTACAGGTTTAGCTGAAGCGGTTGCTACGGTGATGGAGTCTTATCATGACCCTGAACAGTGACTTTCAAAAACTCTACGTTGATGGACTGATCACGCTATTTGAATTGGATGCTCGCGCTTTGGGCGCGGGTATTCTGCGCTTTCATGGGCATATTTCTTATGAAGATTGGGAGCGTATTTATACCTCCATCGGCTCAAGTGAATTAATCGGTGCGGACATAGGCTCGATTGGTAAAGCCTTTGATTCGGGCACTGAAAAGACATGGCATCGAAATATCATCTGGCAAGGCCAAACCTTTGAGCCAATGGCTTTAGAAGTGTCAGGTCTTGAGATGCGCTCAGATGGTAAAGCATCAGCACCAACCTTAAGTATGGCGAACAATATCGGCGGCATTCAAAACGCAGTTTCTGCTCTTTGTTTACAGCTTGGTGATTTCGCAGGCGCAAAGCTCAAAGTCATTACCACGCTGGCCAAGTACCTTGATGCTGAAAACTTTAGCACTGGTAATCCAACAGCATCAAACGAAGCTAAGGAGCAGCTTTGGTATATCGAGCAAAAGACTTCCGAAAATGCCAATGCTGTGACATTTGAACTTTCAAACCCGATTGATTTTGAAGGCTTAAAAATACCAGTTAGGCAGATTTCTAATTACTGCCATTGGTGCGCGATGGGCAATTACAGGGGGGAAGAATGTCAATTTACAGGTGCGGCAATGTTCACTGATAAAGATGAGCCAACAGACAACCCTGCATTAGACCGTTGTTCAGGGCGCTTATCTTCATGTCGTATTCGCAACAATGAAATCCGCTTTGGTGGCTTTCCAGCGTCGAGTTTAATGTGATGAAACTAACCGCAAAACTTAAAAAAGCAATTCAGGCGCATGCTGCTAAGGCTCATCCAGATGAATGCTGTGGCGTGATTGTGAATAAAGAATACATCCCGTGCCGCAATATTTCAGACCATAAAGATCAGTTTGAAATTCATCACGAGGATTTAGCAGCAGCAGAAGATTTAGGCGAGATTCAGGCCTATGTGCATTCACATCCGAATGCTTCTGCGCGCGCATCTGAAATTGATTTGATTCAGATTGAGTTACATGAAAAGCCTTGGGTGATTTGTGCTTATCCCGATGTTGAATTTCAGGTGTATAAACCGTGTGGATATAAAGCGCCTTTAGTTGGTCGCAACTATATTCACGGCATTCAAGACTGCTTTGCCATTGTCCGTGATTTTTATCAGCGCGAGTTGGGTATTTATATCCCAGACTATGAGCGTCAAGACTTGTGGTGGGAGTCCAAAGAGAATCCATCTCTCTATCTGGATAATTTTCAGAAGGAAGGCTTTATTGAGGTTGATCAGCCGCAGTACGGTGATGTGCTGTTATGTCGAGTCGGACGCACCGAGCATGTCAACCATGCGCTGATCTGGCTAGGCGATAATGGCATACTTAAATCTGAACAGACCGAGCCATGCATTGGATCGGCTTTAGTCTTACATCATCCGTATGGCCGTAAATCTGTTCGTGAAATCTTTGGTCAGCAATGGCAGGAACGAGTTGCAAAGGTGGTTCGGCATAGGGAGATGAAGTATGAACTTTAAAGGGTTGCGTCAAAGAATTCACGAAAAACAGAAAGAACTAAATGATCTACTTAACGATTTAAATGAGCAACTTGCTTTAGAGCAAGGAGATTACAGTGGGTTATCAATACCTCACGATGCAACACATTACCGAGTTGTGAATTGTAAAGTGGAATATATTAGGAAATGTCCTTATCGAGACGATTGGGATATTTGGCTAGATTCAACCAACAGCTGGCTTGGAACCTTCTGGAAGAGAGTAGAAGTAGGAAAAGATGTAAAGCTATTAACCGCCAAATAAGGCGGTTTTTTATTGCGTGGAGAAAAGTGAATCATGCTCAAAAAAATTAAGTTATACGGCATTTTGGCTAAGAAGTTTGGCAAAGAGTTTCATTTAGCTGTTGATAATACCCGCGAAGCAATGCGAGCTTTATCGGTTCAGGTGCCAGGCTTTGAGCACTTCATGCTACATGCGCATGAGCAGGGTTTAGAGTTCGCAGTTTTTCAGGATAAGCAAAATATCTCTGAAACCGAACTTGACATGAGCACCAACGCCAAAGTGATCAAGGTTGTTCCGAAAGTAAAAGGTGCGGGTGGTGTGGTGCAGACCATTATTGGTGCTGTTTTGGTAGTGGTTGGTGCTGTTATGGTATTCACTGGTGTTGGTGCTCCACTGGGGGTGGCATTAATCGGCGCAGGTGTCGGTATGATGGTTGGTGGTATTGCTATGATGCTCATGCCCAAGATTGAAAACCAAGACCAGAACCAAGATGGCAATAAGGCTAACAAAGGCTTTGGTGGTGCAGTCACCACAATTGCTCAGGGTAATCCAGTGCCAGTGCTTTATGGCCAGCGTGAAGTGGGCGGCTTTATTGCAAGTGCTGGACAATATCCAGAAGATTTGATGTAAACACTTAAAAACACAGGCGCAATGAGCGCCTTTTTTATTGTCTAGGGAAATGTATGAACGCAGTAATTAAAGGCGCAAAAGCAGGGCAAGGCAAATCAAGACAGCCAGTGATTGCACCCGATTCAGCACAATCCAAAACCTATATCAAGATTCTTTATGGCTTGTCTGAAGGCGAGGTCGAGGGTCTAGCCAATGGTCTGCAATCGGTTTATCTGGAAGAAACACCACTACAAAACCCAGCAGGTGGCTGGAACTTTGAAGATGTACAGGCTGATTTTCGTCATGGTACTAATGACCAAGCTCATATCGAGGGCTTTCCAGACATCTCCTCTGAAACCGCAATCAATGTCGAGCTGAAGTCTGAATCGCCATGGATCCGATCACTCACTAATACGGATCTGGATGCAGTCCGCATTCGCTTTAAGTGGGGGCCATTGCGTCAGCAGAATGCTGATAATGGAGATGTAAAAGGCATCGTCATTCAATATGCGATTGATCTGCAAACTGATGGTGGCACCTGGACCGAGGTTTTAAATACTCAAATCGCTGACAAAACTTCTGCAAACTATGAGCGCTCACACCGGATTGATTTACCTAAGGCTGATATAGGTTGGACCATCCGTGTTCGTCGATTAACACCCAATTCAACATCAGAATATATCAGCGACAAGATGTACGTTGATGCACTGACTGAAGTGATTGATCTAAAGCTCAGTTATCCAAATACCGCTTTGCTTGGTCTGCAATATGATGCTGAAACCTTCTCTAATGTCGCTAAAGTTGCAGTTGATTTAAAAGGCATTAAGCTTCAGGTTCCATCAAATTATGATCCGGTAGCGCGTACTTATACAGGCATGTGGGACGGTACATTCAAACGCGCTTACACCAACAACCCGGCATGGATTTATTACGACATTTGCACGTCAAAGCGCTATGCTTTGGGCGACCGCTTAACGTCTGCAATGTTGGACAAGTGGTCTTTGTATCGCCTTGCCCAATACTGCGACCAGATGATTGATGATGGCAAAGGTGGGAAAGAGCCACGTTTTACTTGTAATGTGTATCTGCAATCAACCGAAGATGCTTATACCATTTTGAGTAAATTGGCAGGCGTATTCCGTGCAATCAGTTACTGGGATGGCAACTCCATTGTTTGTGATGCCGATATTCCGCAAGATACTTACTTCACTTATACCCGTGCCAATGTTATCGATGGTCTATTTGAGTACACAGGCACCCGTGCGCGTGACCGTCACACAGTTGCCAAGGTTGCATGGGATAACCCTGCAAATCACTATAAAACTGAGTATGTCTATGTTCGTGATGAAGCAGCTATCGCAAAGCTCGGTGTGCGTATTGCTGAGATTGACGCATGGGGTTGTACGAGTGAGGGGCAGGCGCAACGTGCAGGACTGTGGGCTTTAAAGTCTGAGCAACTAGAAACTCGCACCGTATCTTTTAAAGTTGGTCTTGATGGTTATATTCCACAGCCGGGCCGTGTGATTGAAATTGCGGATGAGCTTTTTGCTGGCCGTGCCAATGGCGGTCGTATTTCTGCTGTCAGCGCTGACCGCAAAATTATCACTTTAGATCGTGATGATGTGGTGTGTCGTGCAGGTGATCGGCTTGTCGTAAACGGTGAAAATGGCAAGGCGCAAGCTCGAATTGTGTCATCAAAAATTGGGCGCAAAGTCACAGTCACAGTGGCGTTTGACTCTGTTGCTGCGGAAAATGTCTGGGTGGTTGATGCGCAAGACTTAAAAACTATGAAGTTTCGCGTCATGAGTATCACTCAAGATGACAAACATCAGTTTTCAATCACTGCACTACAGTATGAATCAGCTAAGTATGATGCAATCGATTTTGGCGCTTTCATTGATGAGCGTCCGATTTCAATCATCAATCCGACTGTTCAGGCACCCGTAGAGTCTGTATCAATCACTTCTGAAACTATGGTGCAACAAGGCCTTGCAGTGGAAACCATGGTTATCTCATGGCCACAGGCACAAGGTGCAACCAAGTATCAAGCTGAATGGCGTAAAGATGATGGCTCATGGATTAAATTGCCAATTACGGGTAGTAACTCGGTAGAAGTACAGGGTATTTATTCTGGCAATTATGAGGCGCGTGTTACTGCGATTTCAGCGTTTGACGTTGCATCTCTACCAACTTACTCAATGCTCACAACTTTGTCAGGCAAGCAAGGTTTACCGCCTGCTTTAGCCAACATTACAGCAACAGGCATTTTGTTTGGCTACCGTTTAAATTGGAATTTCCCTGCTGTTGGTGCGCTCGATACTGCGTATACGGAAATTGAGATTGCAACAACAGCAAATGGTGCTAATGCTGCGCCACTTGGCTTGTTTGCATATCCGACCACAACGCATGATATTCAGGGTATGCAGCCAAATTTAAAGCGTTATTTCCGTGGACGATTGATTGACCGCATCGGGAATATTGGCCCGTGGTCGCAATATGCGAACGCAACAACCTCAGCCGATGCATCTGCTGTACTTGATATTTTGTCGGGCAAAATCACCGAGTCACAATTACACCAAAACCTGCAAACCAAGATCGACAAGATCGACACAATTGCAGGGTTGGATGGTGATGTTGGTAATTTGATTGAAAATATTAGTGCTGTTCAAATTCAGGCAGGTCAAATCAGCGATGAGCTTGGTGTGGAACGTCAGCAACGAGTTGCAGCAATTCAAGACTTAGACGATGGCTTAACGCAGGAGATTAAAGATCGTCAAGATGGTGAAACTGCAATCTATGGCTATGTAGATACTTACAAGCTCAGCAATAAGAAGGCGCTTGCTAGTTTTCAGGATAGTCTTGATATTGCATTAGCTGATTCATCACTAGCAATTGAAAAAACTCAAGCGTTAGATGGTCGGGTGAAAGTTGCAGAAGATGATGCTGGTAATGCTTTGTTCAACTCAGCAAGTGCTTTACAGAAGGCTGAAATTGCAGTTGATGACACTCTAGCACTATCAGAGCTCGTGAGCGAAGTCAAGGCAGTTGCAGAGCAATCAGCAGATACGGCAGACACAGCAGCAGAGGCGGCAGCGAGTGCGATCGAAAAAGCAACCGCTTCAGCAGAACAGTCAGGTGCGAATGCAGAAAAAATTGAGGAAATCACCGCCGAGCTTGGCACAAAAGCCAGTACAGGAGCATTAACTCAAACCAACGCCAACATTAAGGAGGTTGACGACAAGGTTGATGCAAACACCACTCGTCTTGATGGTGTGTATGCGCAAGTGTACCCCGAAATGATCGGCTCGACAGAGGGTTTTATTGGCTCGACAGGTCTTGCGGGCACATGGACTTTGCAATCAGCAGTGATTGAAAATGACATGGCTTTGAGTCAGCGCATCGACACCACTGTTGCTGAGATTAGCAATACAAAAGCACTGGTTCAAACCGAAGCTTATGCACGTGCTGAAGAAGATAACGCTCTTGCTGCTCGTATCAATACCTTAAAAGTTGATGTTGAGGGGAATAGAGCAGCTATTGTCACGCAAGAAATTGCTCGAGCAAATGACAGTGAATCTTTTGCTGGTCGGTTCGATATACTTCAGGCAAGCACAAAGACTGCGAAAGACACAGCAGATCAAGCTATTTTGGATGCACAGAACAAATCAGCAGCAGCTGAAGCAGCAGCTAAAGCATACGCTGAAGCTCGGGCCGAAGCAGAGCGTTTAGCAGCCATTGCAGCAGCGTCCAATGATGCTACAGCGAAAGCAGATGCAGCAGAGGCGGCAGCCAAAGCAGCAGCAGCTTTAGATGCTAAAAACAAGGCTGACGCTGCAAAGCAAGCAGCTATTGATGCGGCAGCACTTGATGCAACTGCCAAAGCTAACGCAGCCGAAGCAGCGGCTAAGGTTTTATCTGATAAAGCACAAAAGGCTGCTGACGATGCTCGAGAGATTGCTGATAATGCGACACTTAAACTATCTGATATATCGTCAGACGAAAAGCTCACGCCGAATGAAAAGCAGCAGGTAAAACTGATATGGGATGAGATTGATAGAACCCATACTGAAATTGTAAAACAGGCTGGAGTTTATAGTCTTAGCACAACAGCGTACTTAACAAAGTACAACGCTTTAAGTGCTTATATCTCGCCACTACTATCAAGCATGAGCACAACAAGCAATGTCGTTCGAGCCACATTCCAAGCTAATTTTGCTGATTACTACTCAGCAAGAGCAGTGCTTGGTAATGCGATCAGCACGAGCGCAAAAAAGCTTGCTGATGCAGCGAAGGAGGCGGCAGGTACGTCACAACAGACTGCCGATGCAGCACAAAAAGCAGCCAGTGCAGCAGCCGAAGCAGCAGGGAATAAGGGTGAGGTTATTTTTGGTTCAACCACGCCCGCAGCAGAAAAGCGTCTGTCTCAAAACTTATGGATTGACACAACAGGGGGTCTAAACACACCGAAGCGCTGGAATGGGTCAGCATGGGTTGCTGTTACCGACAAAGCTGCAACCGATGCAGCAGCAGCAGCAAAAGCAGCTCAAGATACAGCAACAGAAGCGCTTGATAAGGCGGATACTGCAACTAGGAACATCGCAACCATTAAGCTTGAGCAGGGTGTTTTTACCGACAAGCTTGATGCAATCGGCGGTGAGATCAAGACAATTCAGGGTTATGTGGATGGCCAGCAAACAAGCATTGAAGTTGTGAATGCTGTTGGAAATTTAAACAAACTCAAGAATGAGATTGCGAAAGCCCGACTTGATGAAGATATTGAAGCCTTGCAAGCACAAACAGCAGTATTGACATCAGCAGTCAACAGTCACAACGCAAGAATCCTTGAACTAACCACCAAGCGCACAAAGGAGCAGGCAAAGGAGGATAAAAATCAGGAGTTAATTGATCTTTATACAAGCCAAATTGCAGAGCTAAACGATGCTAAGGTTGACGCAAATGCACAGAAAGCTGCTATTGCATCGCAAGTTGCTAAAATCACAGCAGATAAAGCGAAGCTAAACTCACTTGTTATCACTGAAAGCAAGATTAAGGCGCAGCACACAATCAAGCTTGATAGTGGCGGTGTGATTTCATCCTATGGCTTGGCGATTGAAGAGAGCGGAGGTGCGAATTACAGTAACTTTGCTATTCGCGCTAACTCGTTTGCTTTGGCAGGGCCGGCTAGCGAAGGAAGTACACCGTATTACCCTTTCATCTTCCGCAATACGCCTTTTACTGATCCGGTGACGGGTACAGTGTTCCCGGTGGGTGCTTATCTGAAATCTGCTTTTATTGATTACGCATCTATCGGGACGGCTAATATTAAAGCTTTGGCTGTAACGAGCGCTGAGATTGCAAATGCGGCGATCACAACCGCGAAGATTGCAAATGCGGCAATTACTACGGCAAAGATTGGTGATCTTCAAGTAGATACCCTTAAAATTAAGGATAACGCTGTAACAATACCCATGGCTATGACAGACCTGACTGAAAAGTATCAGTACAACGTGGCTACTAATACATGGCATGCCATATCTTCAGTAAGGCTTGCTGGAATTTTGGCAGGTCAGCGCGTTCTGTTGATGTTTAACTCTATGCCTTTTAATGCAGACTCTAGTGAAGTTTTTGTAGGTATGACAGCAACCAACAATAATCAGCTTAGTTATGCTTTTGCTAAACTAGGATTGCGTATAAATGGTACGCTGGTCGCTACTCTACAGCATGTTAAGACGGAAGCTACTGCGTCATCACAATGGGACTACCCTAAAGCTTTTGTACCTCCTACTGCCACAAGTTACTTTTTCACAGCTCCCGTGGACAACCCCTTAATAGAAATTGTAGGGTTAGCAAACACGTTTCCTACAATTTCTAAAAAAGCATCTGTCAATTACTTTGCATTGGTGGTTAAGAAATGAATATTGTTGAACATGTATGTGTTGTAGATAAAGCCACAGGAAGACTTCTAAACCAATTTCGTAATGTTACGGATGTTATGGTTGAGATGAACACTCCCGAAAATGGAGTTGCAGTTCTGTGTGAAGCTCCTAACTTTAAATGTTATTGGGACTTTATTGATGAGCAATTTATTGAAGTAGAGATCCCGGAAGATAGCGATCTCATATTCGACTACGTTACGAAAAAATGGACAGATCCCAGATCCCTAGATGAAATTAAAGCCCAGAGATGGACCGAGATTAAATCACAGCGTGATCAATTGGAATTCGGCGGTTTTGAGTTTGAAGGCGGTATTTATGATTCAGATCAGGTTTCTCAAGGTCGAATTATGGGGGCTGCAGCAGCTGGAATGGATCAGGTTTGGACGCTGGCAGACAACACAACAACCTATCTAACGGCAAATGAATTGGTTCAACTTTATCAGGCATTGCAAATGCATATTGCAATAACTCACCAGCGCGGGCGAGTGGCACGGGAAGCAATAGTGTCTGCAACCACAAAAGACGATGTTGATGCCGTAACCTTATAGACCATTAATACGATTTTCAAAGCACCCAACCGGGTGCTTTTTTTATGAGGAGATTTCGTGAAAATCTTGCAGATCCTGATCGCTTTTGATCAGTTAATTAACACGTTTCTGGGCGGTATGGCCGATGAAACGATTTCATCTCGGGCACACCGAAACCGACACAAGAGTTGGCGCTGGAAGTTTATGAGGCGATTGATTGACGGGTTGTTTTTTTTGGCAAAAAGATCACTGTCATCAGTCTTATCTTGCAGAAATCCATCGAAAGCAATTGCCACCAAACTTTTAAGAAAAACCCATTATTGCCAATTCATACGGGGGCAGCATGTCACACCATACGGCACAAATTATAGACACATCAGGGCCAGCAGCCACAACGGCCGGCACTGGCATCACCATCATTTCATGGCTGGCAACATGGGACTGGGGTTTCTTGGTGGGAGTGATGATTGGTCTCGCGGGTCTAGGGATTAGCCTTGCAAACTTCTTATCAAATAAGCAGTTCCAAAAGCTCAAAGATCAGCGCGAACAAGAAATGCATGAAATACAAAAGCAGTTGGCATTGGAGAAACGCGATGCAAAACAAGACTAAATATTATGTGATTGGATCATCATTGATTCTAGCTATGGGGGTTGGTGGTCAAAAGATGATTACTGGTCCTAGTGATGAGCAGGTACAGGCCACAGCGCAAAAAGAAGGCTACACACCTAAGCCGGTTATTCCAGTGAAAGGGGATGTGCCGACCATTGGCCACGGCACCACGGTTTATCCCAATGGTGTGCGTGTCAAAATGACTGATCCAGCGATTGACCGAAAGCAGGCATTTAAATATCTCAAGCTGCACATGGATAAAGATGCACAGCGTTTCAATAAAACCATTTTGAATACTCCAATTTCACAGCCTGAATATGATCTGTATCTGGATTTCACTTATCAGTACGGCACTGGTGCCTGGTCTGGATCGTCAATGCTTCGCCATTTAAAAGCGCGTGAATATGTCCAGGCGTGTAAGTCACTTTTGAAATGGAAGTATGTGGCCAAGCGTGACTGCAGTATTCGTTCTAACAATTGCTATGGGGTATGGACCCGGCAAGTTGATCGTTATCAAAAATGCATAGGGGTAAACTAGATGCCAATTTTAATTTGGAGGTACAAACACTGGATCGCAATTGCGGTCTTTTTCTTTTTATGGGTGGGGCAGATTGCATATACCAATCATTTGAGCGGGAAGTTGCGTGAAGCGAGTGAGCAATGTACGACCAAAATTCAACAGATAGAGCAAAAGCACTTGAAGGCTTTAGCTGAAAAACAAAACCAAATTAACCAGGTGAGTGCAGACTATGAAGCAGCCAAGTCAGAGCAACGTGTACAAGTCGAAACCGTTACGCGTGAAGTGCAAAAGATCATTGATCGTCCTGTATATCTCAACCATTGCTTTGATGATGATGGCCTGCAGCAACTCAACTCACTTATCGCCAGTGGTGCCAGCGAACCTCCTTGAACCTTGTTCTGATTTGCAGCAACTATCCGGAAATACCGGAAAGTTGGTTTTGCTTTGGTCTGTGGATACGGTGGCTAAATATAATGATTGTAAAGCGCGTCATGGTGCAATTGTGAAAGCTATTAAACAAGACTGAATGACTTACCAGAAAAGCAATATTTCAATTAAATAAAATAATGCCCTCTAATGAGGGCTTTGTTTTTTACTTTAATAAATAATTCCTCAATCCCCACCCAGATTCCTTCCTAAAAATCTCCCCATTCTTTATCGTGTGCTCTATATAAAAGTAGATCCATGTTTTCATTATTATCTCTCACGTTTTTTATTTCAAAATAGATGATATAATCAGCTTACACAAGGATTCTAAGACTTGTGGATAAAGTCACGTTTAGACCAAGATTGTCCCATATTAAAATAACCTATTGTTTTTACTATAAAGATACTACGTTGACATCGTAGAGGTCAGCAGTTCGAGTCTGCTTATACCTACCAAGATTCTAAACGTTATGTTATAAGGGTTTTAAGCGAAAACAGTAGCTTAAAGCCCCTTTTTAATGCCTTGAGTAAAGTGAGCCGTTATCCGCACTATCTGCAAAACCCGTATTTTATGCAGTTATTGCCGTTAAATTTACGTCAAGTTTACGTCAAGAATTTTGGAAATTACGTCATGAAATTACCCAAGCCCAGAAAGCGCGGTTCGGCCTACTACATTGAACTAATGATCAATGGAAAACGTTCTTCAGCAACTCGTGATACCGCAAAAGAATGTGAGCAAGGGGTAGCTCAAAAGATGCTTGAAGCGAAGGTCAATCAGATGGCGGAAGACTTGAGCATAAAACAGTACTATCCCTTCAAAACACTTTTTCATAAATACTATGATGAGCATGGCCGTAAACTTCGCGGATCCAAATACGTCAAAGAACAATTAGCGCCGTTTGATGAAAAGTTTGGTGTACTGGCAGATATGTCTATTCATGACATTTAG